TAGAGGACCTTGGCGGAGTCCACGTAGCAGAAACCCCCGCCGGCTCCGGGGTAACACCCTTGCGGAATGTACCCTTGAGCCACTCATCACACTGCAGGCACTTCTGCGAAGTCCAGACAGTGCCGTCCTCCTTCTCCCCGGACACTACCTCACCGATACTCTGGCAGACGGGGCACACAGCCAGGGGCACATTGTAATACTTGCTGCCCTGAGCTGCCGGGGGCTTCTGGCCATTGCCGTTGCCATTGCCCCTGGCCTTGATGGTGAACGAGGGGACGGCGCCGCAATCCTGCAAGCGGCCCACGCTGTCAACGAACCTGGCGAAGACAGCGCTCTGATCCTCTCCCCTGATGGTGAACTGGCACTCAAAGCCGTTCAAAACGAACTTGACGTTAGCGGAAGCTGGCGCTTCATTCATGATTCCTTCCCCTTTCTTCAACTCTGCGACTTTATCCTTTAGAAACTCTACCTGTGACCAAAGCTCTTGTTCTGACATTACTCTCCTTTCATTTCTTTAATGATAAGATTAAGACCCTGCTGAATAGCTGGCATGACCAAGCCACAATGCCCAGTGTCAGGGTCATACATAGCGCAATAGTCTGTAAGACAGCGAGCCTCAAACAGAACACTATCCCCAACACTAGCATCTGCAATTAACCTGAGTGGACAAACTTTATCTTGCATTACTCTCCTTTCATTTCTCTTAAGGGCAACCTGCCCCGTTCCCTGGCGCTCAAGTGCGGACCTGAAACATATTTAACTGAACACTCACCTCCTTTTTACCACGATGACCATGAACAGGTTTACCAGCTGCAGCTCTGCGGGCCCGCCAACCAGAAGCAGCGAGCTCCAGCTGACGGACAGACTGACTGACAGCATGACGACGAGCTGCACACTGCGAAGGACAACGCTGACAGTGCAGAGAACCTGCCGAAACCTGTTTACCAAGCCTGACACACCACATGACATAACCCCCAGCCCCAGCCACCGCGCCGCAAGGGCAAGGCTGAAAGCCATTGTTTATATACCCTTGCGGCGCATAAGGCGGCGGACTGCTAAGCTGGGCTGACGCAGCGCCGGGGCGACAGGGATAAAATGCGGCGAAGCCGTCAACCTTTTAGCGCAGCCCCATGGTGGCGGGGGAGTAAAAACAGAAAAACAATTCAGCTACGGAGTAGCTTGCACCGCTGCTGCGAAACAAATACTGCCCGGCAGGGCTATCAAGACACACAGTGGCATGAGACACACGCTTGTCGTGCATCGGAGCAGCGTGCCGCAGCACGCCCGGCGTCGTCGAAGCCTGCAGGCCGTAGCCTGCCCCGTCCTCGTTCTCGTGGGGGCAGTGTGGCGGGTTGCCGCCGCAGCGGGAGTAAAGCCCGCCACTCTGCGGGTGGGGGCATGACCGCAGCGGGCGAGAGAACGGGAGGCGGCGGAAGCGCATTTATGCAGCGGGCCGGAGGCCCCGCCGCCTCCCGTTGCTGCTGGGGCGACTACGCAGACCTAAAAGCAGAGGGCAATCCATAGATGCCCATCTGCGGGTCTGCGGGAGGGAGGGGAAGCAGCATTAAAAGCCCGCAAGGTGATGCGCTGGTTATCTCGTAGACATGAGGGGGTAAGGCAGGGGGATACTTCACCCTGCCACGAGCCGAGAGGGGGTTGTTACAGGGGGAATCCTCCCCCTTAACATCGAGCATGAAAGTTTTTGCAGAGCTTTTTTCAAAAAGCGACAGTCGGCCATGCGTAAACATGGAGGGGGGCGCCGGGCTACTGCACGGTTTGCACAATGCGCTTATGGTGTCTGCGGATGCAACGCAGGGCGAAGCAACTTCCATAAGCCCGCATTGTGCGAAGGGTGGGGCAACGTGGGCGCAGGCGGGTGTGCAGCGCTGTAGCATCGTCGGGCGTAGCCCCAGCGAAAGCGCGCACCCCGCCGAAAGCCCCCCCCGGTGGGGCGCTACTAAAAAACCAACCAAGCTGCGAGGCTGTGGCGAAGGCCGCAAGCGAGCCGAAGGAGCGCGGCCTGAGCGCCGAGCAGCCCCGCCGATAGGCGGCCAGGGGTGGAGTGGGACTACCAGCTGCGGATGATGCGCTCCATGGCGAAAGCCAGGGATCCGGCGGCGAAGACGCTGCTGGCGTAAAGCAGGTGGACATAGGGGGCTGCTGCCGGTAGCTGGAAGCTGCCGCTGAGGGCTATGACTGAAAGGATATACAGCCCGACGAGGGAATGCACAAGCAGGAGAGAGTAAGCAGCGACAGCTAGGCGAGACGTGCGAAGGCGAGCCAGGCAGTAGATGGTGAGGGGGACGACAAGGGCGACGCCGACGATTTCGGTGTAGAGGACGGCGGTGCTGTCCTCGTAGAGCCGAATCATGGTAAACCCCTGAGCGAGCAGGACAGCGAAGACGTACAACGTGACGGCGGAGCCTGCGAGCAGAAGAAAATAGGCGATCATGGCAGGGGCGGGGGTTCGACGTGCGGTGGTGTTCATGGCAGGGGAAGGGTAGCACAGCGCTGGGGTGGTGTCAAGGTCGCTACCATGTAGCGATCACCACCGCGTCGTCTGGGTTGTTGGGGTCAAGGAACAGGACGGCGCAGTTGTCTCCGGGGGCGCAGTTGGCGAAGTCAATGTCCTTAGCTGCGGGGACGTTGAATAACCACTCGAAGGCGCTCCCCACTATCTGCACGTCCAATTCGTGGTTGCCTGCGTCCTCGGCTTTGATGATGCCCTTGCGTATCTCCATCATTGCCTCCTTCAGGGAGTTCATCGAAGTTGCAGTACGCTATATAGTAGGCATGGTGGTCTTTCTCGGAGATGACCATCTCTCTAGAATAGCGACAGATGCAGAAATGACAGTCCTGAAGCCGGGCCCGGTGACCGGTATACGGGCAAATGTCGCTAGTGGAGGGGAGCAGCCGAAAGCGTATTTTCATCGTTTCCTCCTCGTCGTGATCGTTTCCTCCTCGTCGTGGGGGGGGGCCACCGGGACGGTGGTTTGCACAAAGTGATTATGACATGCCCCGCCGCAGCTTGCGAAGGCGGGGGGCGAAGCTATTGTCATAATGCGACTTTGTGCGAAGGGGTAGTGTATCATCGTGCGCCTAGCTCCAATCTACAAATGTATATGCCCTTCGCAGGTAGATAATGCCTGGTGATGCCGATAACCCTGCGAAGTGCGGCGGATAGCCCCGCCTGAGGGGAAGTTACCTTGATAACGTCGAACAAGTCCTGCCCACAGTTCATGGGGACGGTGATATGACCGAGCGGGGCGAATATCTCGGCCTTGCGGAGCATGGCGTCGCCGCGCTCATGGCAGCGGGTGGTGTTGGCCAGGTAAACATCTTCATCGAATTGGAGGGTGTCGTAGTACAGGTCGATGGCTGTCCAGTCATGGTCTTCGGTGAAGTCGGAAGCTCCCTGGACCTGCGCCCGGTTGATGGCCGGGATGGATGAGGTGAAAGAGCCGTCAAGGATGGCGTGGAAGTTGTCGTTGGGGTCTCCGTAGGAGTAGTTGCTGCTGTCGGAAGCCTTCAGATGTTTAGTATAACCGCAATCGCCAATGAATAGCAGGACGTCGGGGAGGCGGTCGAGAAGGCGGCGGACGGCGGCGAGACCAGTATTGGAAGGGTTGATGGTGAAGGGGGGATACTGGTTGACAATGGCGGTAGAGGTGGAAAACGAGCCTAGCTCAAGACCTACCTTGGCGAATATCCAGGCTAGAAGTTGATAATAGTTTTTGTCGCCTGCTGCCCAGGAAAACTGCCGGCGTGCTTTCCACCTGGCGAGCAACGAGAAGGAGTTCTCGGCGGTGATGGCCAGGCGAGCCTGACCGCCCTTGACCTGGTGCTCAATGCTGGTGATCCAGCAGACAGGCTCTAGGCCGCCGGTCTCATCCCCGGCGGAAGTGTGCGCTCCGAATGAGAGCCGCACTTCGCAGCCTTTCTCGATGGCCTTGTAGGAGTCCTCGGAGGCCGCAGAGCCGATGTCGTTGTACTGCCCGTTGGAGTTGTCGAGGAGCACCAGGACGCCGCCGCCGTCGGGGTGGACGTGCTCACGCACTTCAACCACATCGTCGGTGACTTCGATGGAGTTGGGGGTGAGGCCGGCCCGGTACACGGCGTCGGGGCGGGTCAGGAAGGCGTCGCTGCCGTAATAGCAGAGGGCGAGACCATAGTCACTGTCGAGGTTGAAGGGGACGGGCTCGCGCCACAGGTTAGAGATGAAATCGGTAGAAGGCAGGCTGTAGGTGTAGTAGGGTCGGGAATAGGATTCGGTGCCGGAGTAGGCCTCGACGTAGAAAAGGCGGAATACATCGGGGTAGGCGATGGATGGGTGGTGAAAAGTGACATTAGAGCCGCTGCGGGCTATGATAATCTCCTGCAGGGATGTCCAAGTTCCCGCAGCGGCGGAATAGCCATCGCCGTAGATGCACTGCCAGACGCCGGCGTCACCGTTGGAGTCCTCGCCGGTGATGATGACATTGTAATCGCCAGCATAGACGACGGCAATGCCGGTGATGGAGTTAAGGGAAGCGTTAGTCCATTTAGTCAATGAACCATAACCGCTGCCGCTTACCCACTCGCAGACATAGATATCGGCGTCGTCGGAATAGAGGATTATCTGATGAGTGCCGTCGGCGAAGGCCATAGCGAGACGGAAGGTGGCGTCGCCGCTGACGTTGCCTAAATCCATCCAGGAGCCGCCACCGAAACGATTTATATAAATATGACCATCGGTAGCAACGTAAGCCATGCGCATATATCTGATGTAGTCGGCGTGCCCGGTAGCAGCGACGGCGTAGCCGGTCTCGGTGCCGGATGGATTGGGACTAGACCACGAATCAAAGCCAGACATAGAATCGGAAATCTCAACTACCTGCTGGGTTATTACGTTGGTGTCGGCATCTGACTTGATGCGATAGAGGAAGTCGCCGACATGTGAAGGTGGGGAGGCGATATAGCCCGCCCAGCAGGCATGGAAATAGTCGTCCTCTCCGTTGCCATTGTAGATGCGGTCCCACGTTAGGCGGGCGATGCCGCCCAGGCGCTCTACAATCTCTACCTTGACATACGGGTCGATACTAGCAGAACGCTGGGCGGCTTTAAGGGTCGATGAGAGGTTACGCATAGGGAACCTTCCTCCAACGCCGGGCGCTGGCCCAGAAGAAGTGACCGAGCACGATGCCGATGAAGCAGGCCCCGTAGATGATGCCCACTATCCAGAGAGGAACAAAAAGCCATAAAGGGCCGCTGACGAGAGACACGGCGAGGATCACAAGCAGGGGGTATCTGTGATACCCGTCCCGGCAGTAGTCGGTGATAGGCTGGCGAAGGCCGAGCCCGCGCCAGATGCGCTCGTAAAGTCGGCCGATCATGGGCCCTCCACTCTGGATTTAGATACGGGCGGCGTAGCCGGCGAATAAAGACGCCGCTGGCGGACACGGGACTTGTGGCCGATAGAGCGTAGCTCTTTGCGGAAATCCGCGAGGCGGCGCTCACCCTCTCTGGCGTAATCGGTATCGGCGTTGACACCGCCGACGTTGGTGCGGTTGATGGCGTAGTTCGCCCACTCAACCAGGGCGAAGCCCGACGCACCAAGGAGCAGGAGGTCGGCATGGCGCTCGGGTGCAGGGTAATAGGCGCGGCAAGTCCAGGTAACAGAGTTGTCGGCGACAGTGTTGCCAACAGTGGTAGGCCATGAGGGCTCGCTAGAATCGGACGTGCCGGCGACGGTGCACTCATAGGCGTAGCCGTTATGAGTGGAGGGGACGACCATGTCACCGAGTGCATAGGCGGTGGAGGCCTCCCACTCCTGCCAGACCTGGTGGAGACGGCCATAGAAAATGCGGGCGTCGGTGGTGTCTCCTGCGCTGATGCTGTCCATGGTGAGCGTGTCTCCCCACAGGCTGAATCGCAGGTAAGCGGGAGGCCAGTTGCCGATAGGCCACTCAACGGCGAACACCTTGACGAGCTCGTCGAGCGAGGACAAGGAAATGTCCCGGCTGTCGGAGACAGTAGCGATATCGGCGTAAAGCTCGCAGGGCGCAGCTCGTGAGTAATCCTGTAGGGCGCGGCGGATATGGCGCTCAAGGTGGGCGTCTGTCCAGCGGTAGTTAGACGCGTCCTCGTCGTGAAGGTCTTGGCGAAGGGCTGCCATCAGTGTCGTTAAATTATCCATCGTCTCCTCTCCCTTTTAATCTGGGCGGGGGCTGGCGGCGACAACCCCCGCCCTATCCGAAAGGAGGCCGGGCTAGGCGCCCGGAGCCATGGGGTCTATATGTTACTCCTCCCAAACTGGATGATGAGGGTGATCAACACCTCGTCCACTGCATCGTCGATGGTGGCGCCGGTCTGCATGATGGAAGCGCCGACGGTCTCACCAGCGGCGATAGGTATCTCACCATTGGCGAAGGTGGCCTGGGCCTCCGTATCGCCGACGGCGATGTCTGCATGGCCGTCGCTGCTCTCAGTGCCGTCCAGCGTCATGCTGCACACCAGGGAGGGATTGGAAGTGTTGGGTGTGGTCTCACAATCGGCGATGACGGCCCGCAGGCAGCCGTCCTGGGGCATGTAGAAACCCTTGTGATACGTGCCGCCGGCGATGGGCAGGTCAACAGGCGTGGCAGTGGTAAGGTTGGTACTCCGGTCGATGTAGAACGAGAGTGCGATCACTCCTGATAGTTCGTCTGACATTTGATTTCTCCTTTCATCAGGCTGTATTCAGTTGTCTAGTCCTGGACGCCGATGAGGCAGGCGCAGGTGATGGAGTTGAACAGGGCGAAGCTGTAATACAGCTTCACGCGATGGCCGTCGGCGTCCTTCGTCTCCTTCGGGCCCAGGTCCTCGAGCATGATGCCGCCGGGGGCCATGAGGCCGCTGAAAGCGTCCTCGCCAAAGCGCAGGGCCCAGATAGCGGAGTTGGCGCCACCGGTGGTGGCGGTCTCGGCGCTGCCGCTGACGGTGTGGGTGTTGAGGATGTGGTCGCTGACACCGATGGGGATGTCGTCGTAAGCGAGCACGGTCTGGCCGAGCTTGCCTTCCTGCACCTGCAGGTTATTACCGGCTGCCCGTGCGAGCGACTTCATCTTGCGGCGGCTGCGCTTGCTCATCAAGAGCAAGTGGGGCTTTCCGCCCTGCACCAGGTCGATAAGCTCGTCCACCTTATCCAGGGTCAAGGTGGCGCCGGTGGCGCCCATGGTAATCACCTGGGCGGCAGAGGCGTCGTAGCCTACGAGCTTGCGAAGGCCGTCGGGCTCATTGGCGTCGCTGCTGGAATCGCCGTAGATCATCTTCTCCCCTACCTTGTCCAGCAGCGCCTTGACCTTCTTGATAAGGATGGCGGTCTTGAGGTCTTGAACGTTGCTGTATGCCAGTTGGAGGAAGTTGTCCACGTCGGCGTCGCCGCCTGCGATCTTGAGGGTGGCGGTTTCCTGGGTGAAGGTGGGCGTCGACTCTGCCCACGTGTCGCCAACGGCATAGTGATCCACGCTGGGGGCGGCGTTCTCCTTGTTGTAGGTCAAGCCGGTGCCCACAATCGGAATGAACGGCAGTTTCTCCCAGAGGGCGTTCTCGTAGATGATACTGTCGAGCACACCTTCAAGGAGCATGTCATTTGACAGCTTTGCTGCCTCGGTTAGCGTAAGTGCCATGTTTCGTTACCTCGTCTTTCTATGGTCTCTCTACCTTGGAGGATTGGCGAGAGGGCGTCTGGCCCGCCCGCTGCTGCCAGCCAGCAGCTATCTTTTCCGCGGGGGACATGCCGCTGGTGTCGAGGGGCTTACGGCCGGGAGCTCCCGCAGGGACCCCGGCGGCGTTCTCCTCGGCGCTGGCCGTTATCTTTTCCACGATGCCCCGCGCCTTCTCGATGGAGGCGGCGATCTCGTCGGGGATGTTGCCCTCGATAAGCTCGGCGGGAATAGTGGGGTTGGCGGCGGCGGCGAACTCGCGCAGCGTGGGGGCTACGGAGGCGAAGGCGTCCTCCTGGGCTGCCGCCAACTGCTCGGCCAGGCGGGCGTTCTCCTCCTTCAAGGGGGCGAAGGCCTTGTCCCGCTCCATGAGCTTCATTTGAAGCTCCTCGTTGCGAGCGTTGGCGGCGGCCAGGGCAGCCGTGGGGTCGATCTCCTCTGCGGCCGTAGGCTGCTCCTCTGAAACGGGGCTGGGCGTATCCTCCTCCTCTGCGGGCGGCGCAGCCGCCTGCTCCTCTGAAACCTCGTCTTTAGTTTTCGTCTTGTCCTTCACTTCATAATCTCCTTTGTTTTATCGTAAGCCGGGGGCGCGTCTCTCACACACTCTCAACTGCGCCTGGCGTCTTACCTTTGTTAGCGGTCTGCTCCAGTATGTCGGCTCGCTCCCGCAGGGCGTCGGCAAGCTCCTTGCCGGGATCTTCAACCCCCAGTATTTCCATAGCCCGCTTGCGGGTGTGAACCATCTTTTCGATAAGGCGGCACTCGTTATCTATCTCTCGGGAACGATCCCGGGGGAGCGAAGCTCCCCAGACAACGCGGGGAACGACGTTACCGGCGTCATAGTTCTGATACTGCGTGAGCAGTTTCAGGATGTAATCAAAAAGGGTGCGGTACACTCTGTCGCGGATGAGGCGCTTGCGTCTCATGCGCTGCAAAAGGGGTTGCATCTCAATTTCGAGAGCAACCCCGCTCAAGTCGCGCTCATCCTTCGCCCAGGCGGTCTTCGGGGTTTCGCTTAAATCATGGAAGGCCTTGTATAGCAGGTCGATGTAGTCGATATGGAGACGGACACCGCCACCCTGCAGCAGGTCAAGCAGGTAGGCCTTGGCGTCTTCGGGTACAGCCCAGACAGCCCCGGGCTTAACAGCTATGTCTTCTGCTTCACTGATATTCTCCAATACGGCGATGGGATTGCCTGACAGTTCAAGAATATGAGACAGCTGGCTAACGGCTCTATTCAGCTCGATCTGGGGCTCTTTGAGGGAAACTACATCTGACTCCCCCCAGTATTCCTTAGGACGGCTGATGTTGGGGAAGATGATAAAGGGGATGAAGCCGTAGGGATTCTTCTTGCTGCTGACAAGCTGCGCATTGTCCCACAGGTCGAACCTGGCGGGTGTCCAGACTTCGGTGCGGGTCGGCTTCTTCCCTCTGGGAGTGGCAGCCGGAAGCTCGTACTGGCAGGCAACCTGGATTACGTCTGTATTATCGTCCGGGGCTGTCCAGACGAAGACGCCCTGAACATCCGGGGCGGTTACCTTGACCTGCTTCCTGGCGGTGTCCCAGAGCACCTTATAGCAGCCGTCACCGAGGATGGCGCAGTCAACCTCGGTGGCATAGATCAGGGAATTGAGCGAGAGCGAAGCGATGACGCGGCTCAATTCCACTTCGGCCTCTGATGCTTTGTCGGCGGTAGCTTCGGTGTCGTCCAGGGGATCAACAGCGATGGACATGTCCTGCGTCAAGTAGCTGGTCATTTTGTCGATGGCTACCTTCACATAGTTGAAGGTAAGCCGCTTCTCTCCACGGCGGGCAGAGCCCGGCCAGTGGACGCCATTATAGAGGTCAAGGTTCTCCTTGTATTTGCGCCTGCGCTCGGTGTCCATGTTGGCTATCTCTGAAACAATAGAAGATGCATCTGATTCCAGAACTCGTTGCACTCGCCGGTGTTGTCTCTCTCGTACATCTTCAAGCGGCCGCCATTTATGGAGGCAAGCAGATCAAAGGCCAGTTGAGACTTACTGGCCTGCGTGAACTTGAAGGGCGTAACCCTGGTGCGCCCGATAGCGCGGCGGAGGTATGAGGCGACAGGCTCACCGACGCCGGTAGCGTCGACGACGATGCGCTGGCAGTCCCAGACGTTCATTAGGAGGTCTTTAAGCTGCGGGTATAGCTCGGTGTGCCGGGTCCCTACCCAGGCGTAATGCTCAACGATATTGACCGCGGGCGCAGCCCCGGGCACTACCTCACCGATGGTCAAGACAGTGCTGTCTCTGGCGGCACTGACGGCCTGGAGCATTACGCCGTCCTCCTGCTCGGCCTCCCCGGCGAGATCAAGGCCAGCGATATAGACGCGGCCTGATTGAGCCGTGCGGTGGCGGGCGTGCACACCTTGCAACTGCGCCCGCTGCATGTCGGATAGGAAACGCCCGCCACCGCTAATCGAGACGAGCTCATACTGCGTAAGAAATAAGGGGTGGTCCGCGCCCAGGCGCTCCTTCTCACCCTCGACATAGACACGATAGGAGGTATTGTATTTGGCGACCTCCTGCCAGGGATAGCGGAAGTGACGACGGATGCCGTCTTTCCGCTCGAGCTCAAGATTCATCTGCTTCGTCTCCTCAAGCAGTGTTGAATCGTCCCAGGTGGTGCCATAGTGAACCGTGGTGACGTTGGTGGTGGCGCCCATCGGCTTGAACTCTTTACTGT